TCGTTATACGCACGAAACCATTGCGTATGGCTTCTCCATCACCGAAGAGGCGATGGAAGATAACCTGTATGACAGCCTGTCGGCTCGTTACACCAAGGCGCTCGCTCGCTCCATGGCGTACACAAAGCAGATCAAGGCTGCCTTCCCGCTGAACAACGGCTTCTCCAGCTATAACTCTGGTGACGGCGTGACTCTGTTTAGCACCGCCCACCCGCTGGTTTCTGGCGGCACCAACAGTAACCGCCCGGCCACTGGCGCTGACCTGAATGAAACCTCCCTTGAGGCGGCAGTCATTCAGATCGCGGCATGGACGGATGAGCGCGGTTTGCTGATCGCTGCCCGTCCGAGCAAGCTGATTGTTCCGCCGAGCCTGATGTTCGTTGCTACTCGCTTGCTGGAAACGGAACTCCGTACCGGCACGACTGACAACGACATCAACGCTATCAAGAGCAACGGCTCCATCCCTGGTGGCTACACGGTCAACCACTTCCTGACCGACACCAACGGCTGGTTCCTGACGACCGATGTGCCCAACGGTATGAAGCACTTTGTGCGTTCGCCGCTGGCCACCTCGATGGACGGCGACTTCGACACGGGCAACGCTCGTTATAAGGCGCGTGAAAGGTACTCCTTTGGCGTGTCAGACCCCTTGGGTATCTTTGGCTCCCCCGGCTCAACCTAAAGCCTAAAGGCAAGGCGCTTCGGTGCCTTGCCATCACTCCTTACGGGTGGTAAAAAAGCAAAGCCCAGGCAGCGTTCGAGCGCGGCCTGGGCTTCTTACCAAAGAGCTTTAGGAGAAGTTCAGTGGCTGATTCCAAACTATGCTGCATCGAAGGATGTGGCAAGCCCGCTTATCGAAACGGCATGTGTAATGTTCACAGATTGAGGCTTCGTCGCCATGGTAATCCGCTAGCCACAAAGCGCAGGGTTGATCCAAACAACTGCCAAAAGAAAGAATGCCCGGCCGCAAAGAAAATCTTTGCTCACATTCATTATATTCAAAATTCAGACTATTATAAAGAAAAATTTAAGACTTGGATTAAAAATAATCCAGAAGCTTACGCGGAAAGAAATAAAAACTATTTCTCGCGCGAAGACGTTAAACAAAAAATGCGAGAAACAACAAAGCAGTGGGTCGCCGCTAATCCAGAACGCAAGCGCCAAATGGACCTTGAGTTTAAAGAGAATAACAAAGCACTCATCACCAGCTATAAGGCCAAGCGCCGCGCAACCTTAAGGCAGGCCATGCCATCATGGTTGACGCAAGATCAAATCCTGCAAATCCGCGCAATCTACGCTGAGGCAAAGCGCCTATCAGATGAAACCGGCATACCCCACGATGTCGATCATATCGTGCCGTTGGCGGGTAAGATCGTCTCGGGCCTGCACGTTCCTTGGAACTTAAGGGCAATCCCGAAGATTGAAAATAATAGGCGTCCGAGAATCTATCAGATTGACTAGGTCGTTTTTGTGTGCATATGACAAGGGGAGGGGTGATTCCCCTTTTTTTATGCCCAAGTCAATCAGTTGCAATCGCAAAAGGAGAGACGGCGATGGCACAGAAGGCATACACTTGGAAAGATATAGAGGGTTTGTATAACGCGGTAGCCATGTGTGGCAATTTACCGCAAGCTGCCAAGAGCTTTAACCCACCAATACCAGTTCCCACTGCGACTAACATGTATTCTGCTGCAATGTATCGGTTTAACAAAACGGATGTTCGCAGGAGAAACTCCTTAGAGGCTGTGCCTTACGATCCTGATTCTCCACCAGAATGCGCGCTGACCGAGAGGATCACGTTCTTAAATGCGACGGCGGTGGCGTTTGGTGATTGCCACTGGACCAGCATAGATCAGCCTCGCAGCTTGGCTCACGAAGCTTTGCTCAAAGCAATCCCAACCATCAAGCCAGACATTTTGATGTGCATGGGTGACGCGGTTGATATGGGCGAACCCAGCAGGCATGACCCACTAGGCTGGAATAAAAGGATCAGAGTCAAAGACGAACTCGATGCTGCGAAGAAGCACCTTGATGATATCATGGGCCTAGCCCCAAGAGCATTGAGGCTGTGGCAGCGAGGCAATCACGATGATAGATTTGATAAGTATTTGGCGCTAAATGCCTCAATGTTTGAGGGCATCGAAGGCTTTGATTTCGCTGGGCAATTTCCAGATTGGAGAATGTGCCATCGCTTAGACATCAATGATTCCGTGGCTATGCACCGCTACCATGGCGGCATTCATGCTGGCTGGAATAATGCAGTAAAAGCTGGCGTCAATTTTATTTCGGGAGACACTCATTCTCTTGAAGTTAAGCCAATGGTTGACATGCGCGGGCGGCGCTACGGCGTGCAGACGGGAATGCTTGCCGATCCTGCGTGGCCGTGCTTTGCCTACACGCAAGGCAACACTCGGCTTTGGACGCCGGGGTTTGCCGTTTTGACTTGGCGTAATGGCATCTTAATGCCGCCAGAGCTTTGCGAGGTTGTAAACAACATCGCTTGGTTTAGGGGCAAAGAGATTGCCGGTAAGCTGAGAATCCGCATTCAAGCAGGACGGTCTTAATGAAAACCCAGAAAACCGATGCAGTCAGAATCGACCCTGATGAATGCCGCATGGCTGAGGCAGCAAGGGATGCGCTCGACGATGTGCTATCCCGTGATCCGGTCTGCATACTGATCATGTACGAAACCAATGGCCAGTTTGGTTATGCCAGCGTACCGGCTTCCTCGTCCGTGGTTCACGGTCTGTACATCCACCTGGGCAATATGATCATGCCCGAGCTAACAGAAGACTAACCTGACGATTTTACTTGCTGCCCAGCGTGAGCTGCATATATGTTGGATTAACCGGGATAGACCGGCCCTATTGACTGCCCCGGCAGATCAGCACAAACAATAGGGCTTATTGTGCAAGGATTTCCCAGATGGGTTTCTCGACGTTTTCTGGCCCGATTCGCTCGGGCACTGTGCGCGAAGGCGCTCTCGCCAATGACGGCCTTGTTGTGTTGGCTCAGTCCCTCAACAGCGGCGACCTGACGGGCCGCGCTACTGGCACAGTGAATTCGGTGCTTGGCATCATTCCACAGGGTTCGCAGATCGTTGACATCACCATCGATCAGACTGTTGCGTCCACCACCGGCACGACCACGGTTTCTGTGGGCAATGCCTCGGGCGGCGCTCAGCTTATGGCTGCTGTTGCCACCACTGCTGGTGGTCGCTTCCGTGGTACGGCCACTGCCGCAACCCAAGCCGCATGGCAGACCTCCACATCCGCTGACACCACCATCTACGTTAGCAACGTGACCGGCACGGCAGCGCTTGGTGCTGGTCAGTTCATTGTGACCGTGAGCTACATCCAGCGCGCTCCGAACGGTGCCCAAGCCCCCGCCAGCGCCTAATAGCCAGGAGCTAGTAAGATGATGCAGACAGATGTCAAGGCCACGCATCTAAACGCTTCTGGCGTTGTGGCTGCTGGTCGGGCGCGCATCAAGGGCTTTGTGATGTGCGCCACAGCAAGCACTGCTGGCACGTTGTTGCTAAAGAACGGCGGTTCGGGTGGCACTACGGTTATCGAGATTGATATCCCAGCCAACTCAAACCCAAACTCCTTTTCCGTGCTTGTGCCTGGAGAAGGTGTTCTTTGCTCCACTAGCGTGTACGCAAGCATCACCGGCCTTGCCAGCGTGACGGTGTTTTATGGCTAAGACACCGGCATGGACGCGCAAGGAAGGCAAGTCCGAAGCGGGCGGCCTGAACGCAAAAGGCCGGGCGTCTTATAACCGCGACAACCCAGGGAAACCTGGGTTGAAAGCGCCGCAGCCCGAAGGCGGTTCTCGCAAGACAAGCTTCTGTGCCAGGATGTCTGGCATGAAAAAGAAGCTGACATCTGCGAAGACAGCCAATGATCCAAACAGCAGGATAAATAAATCCTTGCGAGCATGGAAGTGCTGACATGGTAGACACATCAGAATCAACCAAACATGTGGTTGACGTTTTATCATTTGGGACAGTGGTTGGAACAATGGCTGGCGTGCTTCCAAGTGTCGCGGCCATCTTCACCATAGTGTGGACGGCAATTCGCATCTACGAAACCGAGACATTTCGTAAGATGTTTGGGATTAAGCCCGTTAAGCTGAAGTCGAAAGGTGATTGATGGACAAGCTTCTAAACCTAGTTCGCACGGTCGCTCCAACCATCGCCACAGCCTTTGGTGGGCCTTTGGCTGGCATGGCCACCAGGGCAGTCTCGGAAGCCCTCCTAGGCAAGCCTGATGGCTCTGAGCAGGAGCTTCTCGCGGCAGGCGCTCTAGCAACTCCAGACCAACTCCTTGCCCTCAAGAAAGCTGATCATGACTTCGCCATTCACATGCGTGAATTGGAGATTGATCTAGAGCGGATCAGCAACGAAGATCGTGATTCGGCCCGCAACAGGGAAATCAAAACCAAGGATTGGACGCCAAGGCTTCTCGCCGCGAGCATCACCTTTGGTTACTTCGGCGTTCTCTTCTACATGCTGACCCACGGCCTTCCTACCACTGGCGGCTCTGAAGCCATGCTGGTTATGCTGGGTACCCTAGGCACGGCGTGGGGCGGTGTTGTCGCCTACTACTTTGGTTCGTCCGCTGGCTCCAAGGAGAAGACGGATACAATCAACAGGATGACCCGCAAATGAAGGCCAACTTTGAGCGATGCTTGAAGTTTGTCCTAGACCACGAAGGTGGATGGTCTGACGATCCGCATGACCCTGGCGGCGCAACCATGAAGGGCGTTACGCTCCTCACCTACAAGGCTTATCTTATGCGCCTTCCTACCAAGGAAGAGCTTCGCAATATTCCTGACGAACATCTAATTGACTTGTATAAAACACGCTACTGGGATAATGCCGGATGCGATGATCTCGACATCGGTGTCGATTTGGTAGTGTTTGATATGGCTGTTAATTCTGGCGTCGGACGTTCTTCCAGAATGCTACAGCGTTGTGTTGGGGCAAATGCTGATGGCGCTATTGGCCCGAAGACTGTTGCCCTGACCAAAGGCATTCTGCCGCGTGATCTCGTTATTCGCTTCTCCACAGAGAGGCGCAACTTCTACAAGACGCTAGAAACATTCGACCGTTTTGGCAGAGGCTGGATGCGCCGTACTGATGAATGCGAAGCTGAAGCATTTGAAATGATTGGAGATAAGTGATGGATATGAAGAAGCCCAAGGGCATGAAGATGCCTTCCAAGATGACGCCAGAGATGCCGTCCGCCAGCGCTGGTATGCCGCGCTTCGGCGCTCGCGCCCTGCGCCCCGGCGGCATGGCTAAGGGTGGCGATGTTCATCCTGATGCCGCCATGGATCGCAAGCTTATCCGCAAGGAAATGGCTCGCGCCGAGAAGATGGAAGACAAGAAAGAATCCAAAGGCATGAAGAAGGGCGGCAACGTCATGCCCGCCAAGGGTTCTCCCCTCAAGAACCTGATGGCCATGAAGGGTTCTTCGAAGGGCGGCAAGATGGCTGCCGGTGGTGGCGTTGAAACCAAAGGCAAGACCAAAGGGAAGTTCATCTGATGGCTGATGATCAATTCCCTGAAGACACAGGCAAGACCCGCCGCCGTCCCAGAGGTTCTTCTGCCGCAACCCCGACCGCAGCAGAAGCTCGCGCCGCTCAGGCCCGCGCCGGTCAATACGTCAACAGCCGTGATCTCCTGATGGATCGCGGTCAGGCTGAGTACAACCGCGCTGTCAATCGCGATGCGACCTCCATGCCTGAGCCTCCTGGCGGTCGGCGTACTGGCCGTGGTTCCCCCAGCATGCCCGCGCCTCCGTCTCCGTTTGGTGCAGCAGCTAATGCCGCTGGGACTGTAGCTAGAGGCGCTGCCCGCCTTAACCCCGCTCTTAATGCGGCGACTAGCTCCACGGCTGCGGCCAATGCAACGCTGACTGGGACTGAAGCTGGTCGGCGCTTGTTGGCAGAAGACGCCGCTCGCCGCGCTAGTTCTTCCAGGGCCGATGCGGACATGGAAAACCCCATGCCGCGCCCTCGCATGGGGGTTGAGCCTCGTGCTGACGCAGACATGGAAAATCCCATGCCTCGCCCTCAGATGGGGAACGCAATCGAACGTGAGGTTGCTGCTCGTAGGCCGCGTCCGAACACCCGCCCCAACACTCGCATGTCTCCCCAGGGGATGAGCGCCAACGACCTGAACGAAATCTCTCTGGCCGCCGCTCAACGTCGTGGCGGCGAAGAGATGGAGCTTAGCCGTTCCGGCGACATTGCCCGTCGCATCGCAGCCCGCGAAGGTGAGCAGGATCGTCAGCGTGAAATGGAAGGCATGAAGCGCGGCGGCCCGGTTAAGAAGATGGCTAAGGGCGGCGTTGTTAAGTCTTCCGCCTCTGGCCGTAGCGATGGCTGTGCCGTCAAGGGCAAGACTAAAGGGCGTATGGTATAATGGCGGATCGGAGAAGCCCAATCCCTCGGGGATACGTTGCTGACGGCCCTCCGATGCGCGAAGAGGATATTGTTCCTCGTTACCGGGGCAATCTCCATGGCGGCCCTAGCATGAACAATGATCCTGCCGATCTTGTTCGCGGCTTAGAGATGAGCCGTGAGAACAGAATGGGCGAAAACATGGATAACATCCGTGAGCGGTTGCGGGTGTTGCCCAGGCGCTTGAAGGAAGGCGGCAAGATTCGCGGTGGCGGGATTGAATCCAAAGGCAAAACTAAAGGAAGGTTCGTCTGATGGCTATGATGAAGGCTCGTAAGCCCAAGCGTTACGCCGAAGGTGGCGACGTAAAAACCCCCATGAAGTTGGTTATGCCTTCGGCTGGCTACATGCCCGGCAAAAGCGCAGAGCATATGTACTTCCAGCCTGACACTGCGAAGATTGAAGCTGCTGCCACAGCCGCTTCCGACGCCGCTGCTGCCGCTTCCGCCGCCCCCGCCGCCTCAACTAACCCTGTTGACATCAATGCCAACACCAGCGCCAGCGGCTCTGAGAGTGGCGGCAACGCCAAGGGCGGCCTTATCAAGATGAAGAAGATGGCCAAGGGTGGCGTTGTTAAGTCCAGCCGTGGCGATGGTTGCGCCATGAAGGGCAAGACCAAGGGGCGTATGGTATGAAGAAGCCAGAGAAGGTTGAGAAGGTCATGAGGGAGTTTAAGGAAGGCTCCCTCAAATCCTCCAGCGGCGATGAGGTCAAGAGCCGCAAGCAAGCCGTTGCGATTGCCCTCTCTGAAGCTTCTCGCATGAAGGCTGGCGGCAAGGCTGAGAAGCCCTTGTATGAACGCGCCAGACCCGCCAACATGAAGTCCAAGACCATGACGCCCACGCAGAAAGCTGCGGCGTCTAGGATTGCCAAAGCTTCGGGCGATAAGAAGGTTGGGCTGTTTGCTCGCATCAACGCGATGAAGAAAGTGAAGTAATGACAACCTCTGGCACTGCGGTCTGGAATCTGGACATTGCCGACCTCATTGAGGAGGCATATGAGCGTGCTGGCCTTGAGGCTCGCACTGGCTATGACTACCGCACTGCCCGTCGCTCTCTGAACATCCTGTCTGCCGAATGGTCGAACAGAGGATTGAATCTCTGGACCGTTCAAGAGAACAGCTTGGCCCTGACGCCCGGCACCAAGACCTATAACCTCCCAGCCGACACTATCGATATCATCGAGACAATCATTCGCGTGAACTCCAACGGCACGCCTCTGGACTACACTGTGTCTCGGATTGGTGTCGGTGACTACGCCACGTTGCCCAATAAGAACAGCACAGGCCGTCCTCTCCAAATCTATGTGAACCGCCAGAACAATCCAAACTACACGCTCTGGCCTGTTCCTGATTTGCCCTACACCATCATCTACTGGACGATGAGGCGCATTCAAGACGCGACCAGCGCGACCGACACGATGGATATGCCCGTCAGGTTCGTCCCTGCCCTGGCTGCCGGTCTAGCCTTCCAACTGGCCATGAAGCGTCCAGAAGCCGCTGCACGCGCTCCTGCGTTGAAGGCAGAGTACATGGAGCAGTTCCAGTTAGCAGCCGATGAAGACCGTGGTAGAGAGCCTGCTCGCTTCGTGCCCTGGATGTCCTATCCGTGACAGCTAAGTTTGCGCGGGGCAATAAGGCTTATGCCTTCTGCGACCGCTGCTATCAGCGGTATGACCTGAGTGAACTGACTTATCAGGTCGTTAACCAGAAGCCGACCGGGCTTAAGGTTTGCGATGAATGCAATGATGTGGATCATCCTCAGTATCAGTTGGGCAAGACGCCGATCAATGATCCGGTTGCCCTTCTTGAACCTAGGCCAGACATCAACCCCGGTCGTAGTCTTCCTGGCTGGAATCCTGTTGGCAATTCTGCTACCACCATGAATGGCAACGCTGGTATTATTAACGTATATACCCCATAGGAGATTAAGATGAGCAGCCCAACCAGCAAAGAC